TACATATCCACTGAGTGTATTGGAGAAAGAACTGAAAAGCTGTTGCAGGACATTTTCTCCTCTAAAATGATTGTATTTCATAATGCTAAATTTGACTTGAAGATGCTTGAGTATCATTTCTCATTTAAGTTTACAAAAGTTTCAGATACTATGCTTATGCATTATCTATTAGATGAAACTCAAGGAACACATGGTCTGAAGTCACTAGCTATGAAGTATACTAATTATGGTGATTACGATAAAGCTCTTGATGATTTTAAAGTAAGTTATTGTAAACAGCATAGTATTTTAAAAGGAGATTTTACATATGATTTAATTCCTTTTGATATTATTGCTGAATATGCTGCTATTGATACCGCAGTTACTTATGAATTATATGAGTTATTTAGTAAAAAACTATTAGCAAGTAAACAGCTAACAAAAGTTTACAAGGAATTAATGGTTCCTGGTATGTTATTTTTAAAGGATGTGGAGGAACATGGTGTTCCATTCGATAAAGATAGACTACTAAAAGTACAGGAACTCATGGAGGGGGAGGTTCAAGTAGCAAAAGAAAAGCTGTATGAATATAAAGAAGTTCATAAATTTGAAGAAGATCAAGGAAAAGTTTTTAACCCTAATAGTACTCAACAACTTAGGGTATTACTTTTTGACTATCTTGGTCTTACTCCTACTGGTAAACTTACTGGTACTGGTGCTGCTTCAACAGATGCCGAAGTACTAAAACAATTATCAGAGGAGCATCCTATTCCAGGAGTTATTTTAGATATTAGACAAAAATCCAAGATAAAGAATACTTACTTGGATAAAATTATTCCGGAGTTAGATAAAGATGGGTGTCTTAGAACATATTTTAATCTCACTTCCACTACTTCTGGTCGTCTTTCTAGTAGTGGGAAGATTAATATGCAACAGCTGCCGAGGGACAACGCAGCAGTAAAAGGTTGTATTAAAGCAAAACCTGGTTATAAAATTCTTCAACAAGATTTAGCAACTGCTGAAGTCTATGTAGCTTCTGTACTTTCTGGAGATAAGAATTTACAGAATGTTTTTAAGAGTGGAGGAGACTTACACTCTACGATTGCTAAAATGGTATTTCAATTATCTTATAAAGTATCAGAAATTAAAGAAAAAGCTGGAACAGCACGTCAGGCCGCCAAAGCTATTACATTCGGAATAATGTATGGCTCAGGACCGGCTAAGGTATCCGAAACGGTTAGTAAAGATAGTGGAGAACCCTTTACTATCCAACAAGCTAAAGATACAATTAAAAAGTATTTTGAAACTTTTTCAAAATTGAAAGTATGGCTAGATAAGTCTAAAGAAGAAATCGAAGGATATGGATATATTTATAGTATCTTTGGAAGAAAAAGAAGGCTTTCTAATGTTTTCAGTAATGATAAAGGAGTAGCTTCTCATGAAGTTCGTAGTGGTATTAACTTTTTAATTCAATCTGTTGCTTCAGATGTTAATTTATATGCAGGTATTGAATTAAATCAATGGATAAAAGAAAAAAGACTTGATGCTAGAATTATAGCACTAGTACACGATTCCTTAGTTCTAGAAGTAGTTGATGAAAGTGTAGAATTAGTATCTGAAAAAATGGCAGAAATAACTCAGAAAGATCGAGGTTGCTCTATTCCAGGTCAGCCAATCGGTGTTGATTTAGATATTGGAGAGGATTATAGCTTTGGAAAATTCGAAAAACAGTACCCTGAATTTATCCAATATTAGCTGGCCTATTTTTATTATAAGAAAGCATGAATGGATTAGTGAAGGGAAGATAAAAGATAATTATGGGATTAGACAACTCGATGATTTAAGTGCGGAAGGTAATTTAGGTCAAAGACGCTTAAGGATACTTGAGAATAAATATCCTTTAAAGAAAGCTTTGTATAATATAAAAGATTTGATTACTACTAAATCAACTGAAAGAACTTTTATTGATTCCAAAGGTAAAATATTTACATTAACTAAAAAGAAGTATTATCCTTTATTATATAGAAAAATAGTAAGGAAAGATTTAATAGAAGATGTAGGAACCATATTTTATTTGGCTGGTATTAATAACCCTTTCGAAACAAGAGGGGAATTAAATCCTGAAGTTAAATATGTAGGTGTATTAAAGATTTTTAAAGGATACTTACTGTATGAGTTTTCCAAAGAGTGGAAAAAGAATAGTAGAAGATTATTATGAAAGCAATTTTATCTAATAGGATTTATTTAAATGCTGACGCTAAACTACAGCAAGCTTTAGACGAGGAATTAACCTATGCTATTGCTACATATAATCCAGAAGCTCCTCCTTTAATTATTAAAAATATGGCTAAGATCAATAGAGATTTGGTTAGTATTCCTATAGGAAGATTAGACTTAATACCTGAAGGTTATGAGATAGTAGATAAAAGAAAAGAAGTAGAAGTTACTTTTCCAACATTTAAGTTTGATTTAAGAGAGAGTCAACAGAAAGTATATAGTGAAGTTAATAATAATGCTATTATTAATGCTTTTGTTAGTTGGGGTAAAACTTTTACTGCTATTGCAATAGCAGCTAAACTTAAACAAAAAACTTTAATAGTAGTACATACTTTAGCTTTAAGAAAGCAATGGGAAGAAGAAATAGAGAAAACTCTAGGTATTAAACCTGGAATTATTGGTAGTGGAAAGTTTGATACAAAACCTATAATTGTAGTCTCTAATGTTCAAACACTTTCTAAAAAGATAAGTGAAGTTAGTGATCTTTTTGGAACAGTTATTTTAGATGAAATGCATCATGTAAGTGCTCCTACATTTGCTAATATAGTGGATAAGTCTAGAGCTAAGTATAAGATTGGTTTAAGTGGTACACTTCAAAGAAAAGATGGAAAACATGTAATATTCAATGATTATTTTGGTTTTGATGTTCATCAACCAAAGAAAGAAAATTATATGACTCCCAGTATTGTTACTTTAAATAGTGATATTAGATTCCCTGATAGTGTTAAAATTCCTTGGGCTAAACGAGTAAATGCTATTGCTTATAATGAAAGTTATCAACATTTAATTTCTCAAGTAGCTTCTGTATATGCAGCAAAAGGACATAAAGTACTAGTAGTAAGTGATAGAGTTCAATTTTTAAAAAATTGTAAACAATTAACAGGAGATGACTCTATATGTATTACTGGGGAATTATCTCATGAAGAAAGAGATGAATACTTAAATAAAATAAAAACAGGAGAAGCTAGTATTTTATATGGTTCTCAAAGTATTTTTAGCGAAGGAATATCTCTAAATGAATTATCTTGTTTAATTCTAGGAACGCCAATTAATAATGAACCACTTTTAATTCAATTAATAGGTAGAGTTATTAGAAAGAAAGAAGATAAATTAGATCCTATAATTGTTGATGTAAAATTAAAAGGAAAAACAGCTAGTAGACAAGCTTCTTCAAGAATGGCAGTATACCTAAAACAAGGTTATCATGTAAAAAATATTACTTGACAGAGTTGTTTATATTTGATATAATATGTAAAATAAATGAAAATAAAATGGTTTTTTATAATTGGAATAAATTTAGTGAAATAAGTAAAGGAGACGCAAAAGACATAGTATTATTATTTACAATATTAGCATTAAAATTAAAAGTGCCAAATAGTGCTAAATCTAGAAAAAGGCATTTTTATACGCAGAACTTAATTGGAGATAGCTTTATAATTAATGAAAAAGATTTATTAAAAAGTAATACTTCTTTAAGAAACATAGCACAGTATATAGCTTTAGCAAGCTATAGAAATTATTTAGACTATAGATGGTATGGTAATTTAACTTTACCATTAAAATATAGTAAGATTGATCGTGACATAATTGATAAAAATCCTTTATTAATTATAGATGAGAAAAACAATATACATTTTAAATACGAGGAAAAATTAGATGGCAATTAAATTTAAAAATATCTCTGGAAAAGCTAAGAAATCTAGTATTGAAGCCTACACTTATAAAGAGGGAGATAACGTAGTTCGCATGGTAGGTGATGTATTACCTAGATATGTATACTGGATGACTACTACTGATGGAAAGCGTGTTCCTATGGAGTGCTTGGGATTTGATAGGGCAGAGGAGCGTTTTACTAATATTGAAAAAGATTGGGTAAGACATTATTTCCCTGAAATGAAGTGCTCTTGGGCTTATGCCGTTCAAATTATTGATCCTGCAGATGGCAAAGTAAAAATCATGAATCTGAAGAAGAAGTTATTTGAATCTATTCTAATAGCTGCTGAAGATTTAGGAGATCCTACAGACGCAGAAGAAGGTTGGGATATTAATTTTAAGAAGATTAAAACTGGCCCACTACCTTTTAATGTAGAATATCAGCTACAAGTTTTACGCTGTAAAGCTAGAACTTTGACAGATGATGAGAAGGCTTTAACATCTGAACTACCGGATATTGATGGAATTATTAAGCGTCCTGATAGCACTACCCAAAAAGAGTTTATTGAGCAAAATATTTTAGAAAATTCAAGTGAAGAAGTACCTACTGAAGTATCTGAAGAAATCTCTGAATTACTATAATATATAATATG